GGGTGCTAGAATTGGCTTCTCAACACTGGATAGCGCACTGATTTCACCAAGCTTAGACAACTGCATGTTTTTGAGTCGCTGAGCGTCCTTACAAAGCCGCACATGACCCATGCAACGCTCTACGTTGTCAACATACCAACGCTTGCCATACACAGGCACGATTGGAATATGACGACCAGCGATATAGCCGTAATCCTCAAGAACACCAAGACCAGACATAAGGAGCTTGCGAACACGCTTGCGCTCAAAATCTCGAACACGAACTTCTTGCGCACCTGTTGCATTTAATTCATCAAGAATGCTTGGGTCTTCTTCAAGTTGTTCTGCTGTATATCGTTCTTCAGAGCCATCAATTAAGCGGAAAATATGAATCTTCTCTTTAACCTTTTCGACCTTGTAGTATTCAGCGACATACACAGAATCTTTTGACGACCAATCAAAGTGACTTTTGCTAATGCTCTTATCCCATGATGATGGGTCTTGATCTTCACCATATTCTTCTTTAAATGCATCACATGACATTGAGGTTAGAACAAAGCAGTATTTTGCATCTGCCTTGTCTTGACGTTTTGCATCAGGGTCAAAGAAAACACATGTATCAGCATCAAAAATAGGCTCTATTCTGATTCGCTGATGCTCGTTTTCTTCATCGTCCTCATCTTCATATTCAGCACGTAAACGCCAAGCACCAAAGCCGCCACCCACTGCCTCTTCAAATGCATTGTCATAAGCCTCATCTGCGCCTGAGTCCTGCTCATCTGCACGATAAAGCTTTGCGCATGTATCAGCTAAGTCATCATTACTCACACCATCTTTGCTAATGAAGTTCACACCAATTCGGTTATTGCGATATTCATTGATAATACGAATGACAGCCAGGTGAATCTTATTGACTTCAAATTTAGGCTTATTTTCAAACTGTTCGCCTAACTTGCCTTCCCATTGAGCACCAGCAATAGAATAAAAACGACGATCCTCTAAGCACTGCTGACGTTCATCAGCAACAGCGCATTGAGCTTTATCAAATTGTTTCTTTGCGGTTTCGTGGATTTTGGCAAGTCGATCTGCTTTATCAGTCACGACTTGACTCCATTTGATTACCAACGATTGATAGTTGGGATTGGATTGATTATTGGTGTGTTTTGTTTTGGTATGTCATCAATAGCGAAGCACATAGATAAAGCATCAGCCATGTTTGGCGATGGAATACCTTGTTTTTTCATTTCCGCTTTACTGACCAACTGAATTAATCTTGAGCCTGATGTTCTTTTTCGTTGCTGTCTGATTAGCTCTGATTTAAGTTGCTCTAAATCTTTTTTATCCATGCTTGCAGATGAAATACTAATCAGTAGTCGTGGATCGATATACTCACCCTTCACGACAGCCTTGTAGGTGTTTTCAAACCTATCTCTAAGCAACCACCAATATTGAGCGCGCTTATTTAAAAACACATCCTGATTGGCTTTGTCATCCTTGTAGATACCTGGTGTTGGCTTATCACCACCACCAAAACCATGAACAATGATTGATTTATTTGCTATACGCTCTTTTAATCCAACCTTGACACCAGCACCTACACCAACAGAGTCGTAAACAAGGATTTCAGAGCGGTTCTCAAATGCCTCATCAAATGCCCAAGCAATAGCATCATCAATGTCACCATCTTTTTTTTGCTTGACACTTAAAACAATCGAGCCATGTCTAAACGCAATAGCTTTAGAGTCCTTACCCTCGTCAGCTGGATCGAATGATGTTACCAGCTCACCACGTGTCTGTAAGTGTTGAAGCTTTAAATGTGCATCAATCGCAGCATCCACCCACTCAGACTCAATAATTGAGTCATTAAAAGCTGTTTTAGGCTCACCACACCAGATGTTTAAATATTCTTTATAATTGGTCGCCTTACAGCGTTCCATTTCTGTTTTTAGCGGGTCTGCAAAGTAGGGGTTATGCCAATAGCAGACTTTTGCTGTGTAGATATATTCATCTTCATAAAAGCCATTCTGATTGATTTCGTCAATGTAAGGCGCTGCCAGTAATTGATAGGTATAACTTCCAGTGTCACCAGTGTTCCAAGTGGCGATGATTTCAGAATCTTCCTCACGGATCGTAGGGATTAAAGTATCCCAGCTAAGCTTAGAAACAGTTTCCGCCTCTTCAACCCACATGCCGTTATAACCAAACTTTGATTTAAACGACATAATGTTTCGAGCAAGACCTACAAAATCGAACTTACCACCATTATTTTTGTGCAGGATTTTAGTTGCCTGAATCTCGAATTGATCCTCAATTCCTAGTTCGTATATCTTGTGAACAAGTAGTGAGTAGCTTGAATCCTCGATAGAGTTTTGAAACTCACGAGCACACACCCATTTTTCACCAAAGAAAGCCACTTTATAAACTAAATGCTTAGCCACTTCTTGCGACTTTGCTGCACCACGACCACCAAAGAATGACTTGATACGTTTAGGTGAATACAAAGGCACAAAAGCCTCAATCACGCTTAGTTCTATCTCCATCAGGTTTCACCACTTTAATTGTAAGTGTTGCCTTTGTTGCAACTTGAACAGGCCCACCATTTGCACCTGTGTGTTCCACTTTCTCTTTAAACGCCCCAACCGAAACATGCTTGCCAATCAACTCAAGGTTTTTGATCTTGTCAGGCCACTTGATCTTCTTAAAACACCCTTCGCCATCACTCAGTTCAAGATTCTCAAGATTGGTTACATACTGCCGCCAAACTTTAGGCCATTCATTCACTGGCCTGATCTTCATCTGGTCATCCATGATGTCTAAGACATCCATTTGATCGATTTCGACTAGGCGCTTTAGGACGTAAGCGGAATCAATTTGGGTTTGTTCAGTACGTTTGTTTTGTGCTTCTTGAATAACTTTTGCAATATTAGGTTTTATAAGGTTTTCAGCACCAATGACTGCTGCTGTCTTTTCGCTGTAACCGCTTCGAATCGCTGCTTGCGTAGCATTAAGGTCTATCAGATATTCTTCGACAAACCTTTGCTGTTTAGGCGTTAGGTTCGCCATATCTTTACTCCATTTTTAAATACATCAAATCATCAGGACAAGTCAGCTTCACACCATCTTTCAAGCACCACATTTCAATATCAGTTAAGAATTCAGCCATCTGCTTTGTTGTGGCTTCTCTGATACTCATTCGATTGGAAACGAATTGTCTTAACGGCTCATATTCGGATGCACCTGACTTCTTCAAATCTCGCATTACCTTAAACGTTTCTGGATACTCACCAACCTTGTCGCGGTTATAAATAATTGAAAGGTATTTGTATTTAAAGAATGCAGACGCTTCCTCTTTATCCAATCCACGCTGTCTGCCGTACTCAGTCATCCAAAGCCAATACAGTCGCCGCTGTGCATGTGAAAGCGTTTCTTCTTTCTGATCTATACGCACCACCAGCGGCTTACCCTCATCAACTGAACGAGTGTAGTTTGAATGCAGATATGAGATTGTTTTAGTGATGTCAGAATGATCTTTGATTGTGAACACTGCTGCTTTCATGCTCACCTCAAAATATTTCGTTATTGTCTAAATTCAGCATCCGTTCAGTCTTAACCAACTAAAAAACACCCGTAATGAGTGTTTATGCAATTAACTGAATTTGACCAGAACCATTAATTCCATCAATCATGCGCAAAATACTAATTGGTAACTCAGCAAAGCATTCATGTTTTCCATCAAAGTCTTTAGTTGGCAAGTATTTGTGTGCTCTCAATAATCGATGTATCTGTGTTTCAAGATCGTAAATGAATCCAGCTTCACCATTCAAAACCGCTATTACTTTGAACCTATATGGCATTCTCCCATATGCGAACCTATTAGCAATATCAGATTCCTTTGTAATGCCGACCTTATAAAAAGCCTCATCACCACAAAAACATTTAATCGCATAAAGATTGCTTGTTCCATCTCCATACTCTTGACATGTTCGAATATAAGCTTGCCTTGAGTAACCCCTGCAATCCTCTTGCAGACATTTGGGACACATCGAACCTTTTAGGTGACCAGCAGCTACTTGCTTGAAAAATCCATGGTATGGGCAGCCAATCTCAATCTTATCTTTAAGCTTTTTAAAATTAACCCTGCTGTAATCAAATCTTAGACCGTGTACTTTTGTCGCTCTTTTAATAAACACATCAAGCTTAATTCTATGGTTGTCATTTCTGGATTTTAGCCCACATTTAGCGCAACCATTTCCAGCAAAATGGCTTGCTGGTGATTGCATAAACACACCATGCACCAAACAAATGATTGCGGATTTAACCTCAAAACCTATGTACTCAAAATCATCATAATTGTACTTATCACCATGGATTGTTCTCGCCTTAGCAACAAACATTTCTTTAGTGTATTTCCATGCGCCACCACACCAGCCGCATCCATGGCCTTTTAAGTGTAATTTTGGCAACTGCTTAAATTTCCCATGTGTTGGGCAAATTATATCTACCTCTTCCAGCTTGCTCCTATATTGAACAAGCGAGTAATCATACTTACCGTGATGCTTTTTATTGGATTGGGCTACAAACTCACCCTGAGTCATGCTAAGCAATTTATCGTTTGAACATAGCCTACACCCATTTCGGTAGTGAGAGTTAGGGGTTTGCTCAAAAACACCATGGGCGCGACATATAATCTTAATTTTTGTCATTGAGTCAACGTAATCAACCATGGAGTAGTCATATTTATCTCCATGTTTCGCTTTAGAGCGTCTTAAAAACTCTTCTTTGGTTACTTTTTTGTTTGCCATTTCCGACACCTCATAGACCATGAAGCGCAGAAATAATTTGAATACACAGTGAAGTGCATATATTATTGCGGTCAGTCATAGTCGTTCCGATATAACGATTAGTGATTAGAAAGGCTTAGTTGTTTCCAGCAACTAGGCTTTTCGCCTTTTATATTATACTAAAAAATAGCATCCAAATCATTAATTAATAACATTTTATTTGTCTTTTCTAATAATTTTAAAAACATTTCTTTTGCTTCCTGCCTACTTATGCCTTCATATAAATCCATCGACTTATGGCACGCCCTGCACATGGGTATAGTATATTCATCATCAGCCTTTCGCCCCATCGACTTTCCAAACTCAGCCCAATTCGCATGACACGCTTCGCTTGGTGCAGGCTTTCCACACTTCACACACGGCAGCTTTCTAATCGCTGCTAGTCGTTTACGGTCTCGCATAGCGTTTGATATTCTGTTGAATGTTGTTGATGTTCTTATCTATATCGTGAATGCGTTGCTGACATGCTTGTTTGAACTGGAACGTTGAATTGAGGTGATTAAGACTTTTCAATTTCTCTTTGTCTTGATGCAATGATTCAAGATTCTTCTTTGCTTCGACTAAATCCATACGGCCACCAATAAAAAAAGAAAACCCCACTCAAATCTCCAGAATTGAATGGGGTCTTATGTGCCGTAATACGTTCGGCTAATGCCACCGAAGTGACGAGGGTTACTTTTTCAATTTGCCACACTTGCAGCATTCAATCTGCACAAAAATATCTGATTCGTACTCATATTCGTGAGTACAGAACAATTGTTTCAAGAATTTGAGCATTTGATTCTCTTTAATTTTGGTGGGCCCGATCAGATTTGAACTGATTATCTCCCCGTTATGAGCGGGGCGCTTATACCACTTAAGCTTAAGACCCATTGCCACGCCGTACAGGACTCGAACCTACGACCCAAAACGGCTCTGACCAACTGAGCTAATGGCGCTTAAAAAAGGATGTGGCGATCTGCCACACCCTTGCCTTAGATTACGATATTGACCAACTCGGCAACTGATCTACCGCTACTCAACACGACTCACTTCTCAAAGTTAGCTATTGATCGGCTTTTGTGTCTTTCGTTCGCTTTGGGCGGGGCGTCACCCACAACTTAGGGCTCTGAGGCTAACTCAATCTGTGACGAAATCAGACTGGATTCAAACCATACTCACGGCAGGTTTCTGCATCTCACCGTTTGCAATATAAATACTGCAAATCCACCATTGCTGATGAACGCCTATCAACTTTAAGAGAACTGATAGGTAGCCCCAGAAACGCAAAAAGCCCACCTTTCGATGAGCTTTAATGATTGGTCACTTTACCGTGTAATACGACCAGTATAATGAAACTATACCGTGGTTTCCGCAAAAATGGAATACTTATACTCGCATTTCTTTGTAAGTATTTTTCTTATATTTCTGAATAGCTTGAGATGCTTCATCAATCGCAGACTCAAGCGCCAAACACATCAGATTTTCGTATGGCTTCCATGTCTTGCGGTAAATCTCAGCTTGCATCTGCATCGGATTAATACCTGCATAATACAATCGACCTTGCGCTGTAAAATTTCCCTCAAGTTCAGGATTTAATGCAAAATCAATTACCATACGTGAAATCAAGTAAGCCAAATGGTTCATAGTGATATGTTCAGGCTCGCGCTTTTTATCATCATTAGCATTGACTAGCATAATCTTAACTAGATGATTGCGCACATACTCATAATCACAATCACACTTCCCGTCAAATACAATAAGCGCTGTCATCGACTTTGCTAATTGAGTATCCATTGAAGCAATCGCACCCAAACGATCTTCATAATTCAAAGGTTTTTCCCCAGTACCGCGTGCCTGTGGTTCAAAGTTTGGCGACTTTGCTGTAATGCCATGAGTCAACCATTCAAATTGTTCAAACTTATCTGCTGCAATATTCATCACTCACCACCGTTCAAACACAAATACTTTTTAATTTCGTTTATTGCTTCATCTGCACCGAAACAGACTTTGCACAAATAGCCTTGTTCTTCTAAACGCTGCATCATCAATCTTTGGCTTGGCTGTAACTTCCCTGTTTTGGATTTGAGTTCAATCCATAAGCCATGAATCAAACCGTTTGGCACTAACAATTGCAGATCGGGCACACCAGCTTTCACGCCCATCTTTTTAAACTTTGCAGCTTCGATGATGTTTCTTGAACCACCATTCGGAATATGGATTAAATAATCTGATAGCCGACCATTTCCAAACTTCACACGATGCGCCCACGACATGAGCGTGATTTGTTCCTGATCTTCGGTTAATACCTTTGGGGCACGCTTAGAACGTGCCACTGGTTTTGATCTAATACGCTGTGTATCTTTAAAAGTGGTGTTCATTAGTCACTCCATCGCTTTCTTGATTTCATGAATACAGAACTTCAAAGCAAATACTCTCTGATCATTGCCGTTCTTAACGTTCTGCTCTTTTACCAATTCAAGTTGACTGACAAGTTAAGAAATGCGGCTAGTCAACTTGTCGTTTTCAATCTTAGCGTTATGCAATTCTTGAGCTAGTCGATCAACTTCCAAGATTGCTTGTTCTCTTGTTAGTTCTTGATCAGGAAAACAGCTGCCACCTACATGACAATAACCATCACTGCCACAATAACCAAAGCCATGCTTGCAGCGCATTACAGCATTAACCCATACATCATGGTTTTTGCTTAGCAAATCATGCTCACATGGGATTTTAATTGCTTTCATCTGGACCACCCCCACCGCCCAACATGCCGCATTGAGCGCGGATGTATTCTTCATCGCTTTCCATCATTTCCAGCAAGTTGTAATGCGCGCATTCACGAGCACGGTTATAGCCATCCACATATTCTTTCGGGGTATTCACATCACCATCGACAGGATCTTCAAGATCAATTGCATACGGATACAACTGTTCAACCAAAGCGTCATACAGCTTTTTAAAGTGCATCTGGTTTTTAAGATGCGTAGAAGCTGCTTGGTTTAAAATCTTATTTTCAACTTGCAACTCATCAACTTTCGCTTGCAAAACAACGTTTTCAGCTTTCAAGCGCTCAATGATTTGATTATCCATTTTGACAATCAAAACAGGTTGACTCTCTGTTTTACAAAGCGGTGAAATGTTGTTTTCGATGTGTGTGTCGTCGCCTATTTCTAACAACTCCTTATCCCCGACCTTAAACATGCTCATAAGTGCATCTCCAAATTTAATATTGCTTGTCGCACTGATTCTGGAATTGAATAAATCGACTCGTAATCTGCGATGGCTTGTTTTAGACGCTCTATAGTTATCACAGAGCCTGAAAGCTCAATGGTTTTGCAGCCCTTAGAGAACTCTAACAATTGCTTAGCACCGCCTATGTCATTGCCAAAGTGCTCAATCAAATCCACGCTCTCAACTAGGCGCTTGAGGTCAGGCAAATGAATGTGATCTTTAGCTGCAAAGTCGTAGTACCATTCTTTATTTATTGAGTTGAACCAAAGCCATTGTGGCTTCATCTTCAACATGCCTTCTTTGGCATAATGCCCACTTAGAGCCTCATTAAAGTGAGTAGCACCATCAGGCGCACCCTCAACAACTCCCCTCGCTCTATCAACACCGTGTTCTTTTATGAATTTGATCGCATTCATTGGCTTTGCTCCAAAATCTTTTCAGTTACAGCACAT